AGAAAGGTAGGACAATTCAATGTCAAGAATAGTTATACACAGACGGGATGCCGTCAAAGTAGACCAATTGCTCGTGGACACAAAGGGCAATCCCTTCGGCAAGACGTGGTATGCCGATTCCACCAATGGCAGTAATAGCAACAATGGCCAAGACCCGCTTGCTGCATTCCTGACGCCCACGTATGCACTAACAAAGATGTCGGCGGGCGACACGCTCGTATTGACCGGCACCGGCTTCAGTGAGTATGCGAATTGCACACTCGCTGGTATAAAGTTCATCGGCGCGGGCACTGGCCCCGTCATGGCGACTTGGACAGGCCAGAGCGATGGCTACGCTCTGAAAATCTCTGGCGCTAATTGCCGAGTGGAGAACATCAAGTTCAAGCCATCTGTCTATACCACATCGCCGTTGCTTTGCACCCTTGTCAACGGAACAGGCGTAATCGCAGCCTCTCCTGTAGCACTGGGCATCGGAAGTAACACGCCAACGGTAGCGACAGCGGGAACATTCACACTAACTCTGCCTGCGGGTATATCCGCCGCACTGTCAGGATTGAGCGTATCCCCTTCCACTGCCACAGCGGGAGTCACGGTGATAACCACTTCGACTACAGGAACGTTAACCATTGCGCTGACATGCTTACCCTCGGCTATCCGACTGACAACGGGCGCAAACTATACCATCGTAAAAGGTTGCCGCTTCCAGGGGCAGGCAACTTCACAGGCCGCAATCTATGTCGACGCCGCGGTAGACAATGTTCAGATTCTGGACAACGAGTTCCTCTATATGAACAATGTCACTACGGCACCTTATGGTGTCTGCATCTATGGGACTTCAAATATGACCTCGTGGCTTATCCGAAACAACACGGTAAACTCATGCAGGGCGGCTTTTATAATGAACGCTAGAGCCTGTATAATCGCGGATAACATAATCAAGTATTACGGTCTACGTGCCGATAATACTTGGAACACTGTCTTAGCAATGGGCATTGACCTATCAGCTGGTGCGGGTTGCAACACAATTACGAATAACCAACTTGGTGGAGCTTACAGTAACTCACTCTATCTCAAGGGTGGGAGTGGCGACGAATGGGCAGGCAACTGGACACTCAGCACTACAGGAACAATCACAAACGGCGCAGGTATGACGCTGACCGCAACAGCATAAGGAGGTGATAGATGGCAGCAGAACAGGAAACTAAAACATTACTAAGCCTAGCTATCACTACGGCTGTCACAGCGACTGCTACAACGGCAGTGTCATTCTGGAAGGGGCCGGTGAGCTTAGAGCTTCAAGCTACATTCACTTATGGCGCAGGCGGCACTACAGCTGATGCGTACATACAAACATCGCTTGACCTCGGAGTGACATGGATTGACATTGCTAACTTCCACTTTACAACCGCAACCCTACGTAGGGTGGTCAACCTTACCAACATCGCAGCGTCGCCATTCACACCTACAGACGGCGCATTGACAGCAAATACCGCTATTACAGGCGTGCTGGGCACTCTCTACCGCGTGAAGTATGTCACTACGGGTACATATAGCGGAAGTACTACGCTTGTTGTCACAGCGCAGTCACTTGGTGGAAGTGGGATAGTCTCTCAAGCATCACTCACAGAGATTATCAATAACCAAGCATACATGATGCTGGATATTGGCAACGTGAGGCCGAGAGCGTATCCTTGGGACACCGGCGTGTCAAATCTGCTGACAGCTTCAGCCACTACCAATACGTTCGGAACACGAGTAAAGGTTATTACAAAGGCAACCTTCGACTTCGGCGATACCCCGAATTACATAAGGGTTAAGCCGATAATTGAGGCAGTTAGCGATACCGACGTGTACGTGCTGGAGTTAGAGTCAACAATCGATGGCGTAAACTTCACGCCTGTCTACTCCGCTCGATTCACTGGCTCGACAGTCTATACACCAACGTTTGATTACAGCCGCGCTTTCATTGCAGACACCTATGACTTGTATGCCAGAATCAAGGCTAAGTCTACAGGAGGGGTAACTGCTACCATAGCTCTGAGCGTCTATAGGTTCATTCCAACCAGCGTTACGATAATAGGGAGTTCAGGAAACAACTTTCCGTTCAACTAAAGCTAATCGGGAGGGCGGGGCAACTCGCCCTCCCCCTCTTTTGGAGGCTCAAATTGACAGTAGATTCTTACACATATTGCCAGCCAACCGACATACAGGGGCTCGTCGGGGATATAGTGCCTAATAGAGTTTTCAGTGGCAGCACAAGCCCTTCGCTGACTGACGTGGAGGGTACATGTAATACTATCGCCGCAATAATCCACGCCAAGCTCGCCGATGAAGGCTACCCACTTTTAACGAATGCCGCTATGAGCTCGACTTATCCCCTGGTGCAAGGATTCCTCAAGTCTCTCAATATCTTCGGCGCTTGCTCCTTGATTCTTCAGGCTGTCCCAGGGATGGCAATTGACCCTTCGGACTCCGACGCGCCGAACGCTCGTGCCAACCAGTTCAAGAAGCAGTTTAATGATGGACTCAAGAGCATCGGCGGTCAAGTTATCGACCTCCTCGGTATGGCCAGGACGACCCGCAGGACGCAGCGCGTTACCGCTGTCCAGAACCTCGATCCCGTGACCGGCTTCCACAAAGACCCGTTCTTCTATCGTGGCATGAATGATATTCCCGGAAGCAGAAGTTTGGAGTCACCGTAATGACGATCACAACTGTTTTAAATGGCGTGGCCAGTGTTGTTAAGCTCGTCGCCGGTTATACCGATAGCAACGTGTCGGTCAATGATAACCGCGTGTTGAACGCTGCGCCTGAGAGGTGCGTCATTATCTGGCGTCAGCCGGGGCACCAGCGCAAAGATTTAACACTGGGGACCCCCAAGACGGTCGAGAATCAATGGATAGTCGGTGTGGACGTGTATTACCTGGCGAAGGGCAACCCGCAGGCCGTTATGACCGATTTGGAGGCCGAGGCGATAGCGATTATGGATGCATTCTCGGCTTATCAAAATCTGAACGGCACGTCCGGCGTGCTACAGGTAACCGTTACCATGCCGGAGGACGTAACCACCATGCGCGTGCAAAACAGTAATTATTATCGTCAGCTTGTCAGCGTGACCGTGCGCGAGCATGAACATATCACAGTGCTTGAAGGATCAGGAGCATAATGCCAGCGTTTAGAATCACGCTACAGATGCCAGAGTTACCAAAAACGATAGCGGCATTCGAGGCCGAGCCAGCGCTACGCCTCGCGATGATTAACGAAACCCTGCGCGAGTGCGGGAACATCTTGAAGCCAGCTATCAAAGATGAGACTCCTGTGCGTACTGGAAAGCTGAAGGGGAGCACGTATGCCCGCATAAGAACAAACGGGAACGACCAACAGCTCTTGATATCGCAGAACGCAAAGACGAAGCGCGGAGTCAGCTACGGTATATTCGTTCGTGAGGGCACAAAGCCACACGAGATAAGACCCAGAGACGCGAGGGCGCTTCATTTCTTTATGGGTGGTGTAGAAGTATTCGCTATGAGCGTAATGCACCCTGGCACGCAACCTAACAACTACCCAGAGCGTGCGTATCAGAGAGTGTCGGGAGAAATAGACGCGACCGTCTCAAGCATAAACCAAATGACAGCGGAACGCCTAGCAGGGGGTAAATAATGACAGCGACCCATGTATTATCACAGAACACGCGCGTCTATGTAGACGGTTACGATATCAGCGGTGATGCTTCCTCTGCGGAGTCAAATTTAACCGCTGTAATGGGCGATGATACCACGTTCCTATCTACCGGGCGAACTCACCAGAAAGGTATCTTGGACGATCATTTTATTTACGAAGGATTCTTTGACGATAGCGCTGCCGGCGTCGACGTTATCTTTTCCGCTTTGAGGGCTAGGAGTTATACTTCCGGTTATAGCGATATATTCTCCATGTATCCCGATCTCGACACCGTGGGGAAGCCGGGGAAGGCCGGCCTGATAGACAACTCTCGCTATTCGGCGCCCGTGAAGGTCGCCGATCTTGTGACTGTCAAGGCGGAGTTTGGTGTTGAGGGTGGCATCATGCCGATTAAAAGCCTAGGTGCGCAGGCCACCATCACCGGCACCACTACAGGCACCACGGTCGACGATAGCGCATCTTCTGCGCTTGGCGGAACATGGTTATTTCATATATTCGCAATTTCATGCGTTGGCGGAAACGCTCGCGCGGTCTTCACCCTGCAGGATTCTGCAAATGGTACGGACTGGCTCACAGTCGGTACGGAAAGCTACAACGTCAGTGGTGCGGTACCGACGCAGGGAATTCACAACTTCACAGGCACGCTGCGCCGTTATGTGCGCCTGCTTGTGACCAAGGATTGCACAACAATGAGCCTGACGTATCAGGCTGGATATCATCGCGGGCAGAACGGCCCCACAAACTAAACTTAGGGAGGTTAGCTATGACAACAGTACACTACATGAGTACCAATTCGGTATTCACCATTGCTGATACTACGGCTGCGGTGAGAGATATCTCCGCTGATCTGGTTAGCGTGGATGGTCTGCCCGGAGAGCGTGAGATGCAGGATCATACCGCGTTGGGCGATACCGGCAGGAAGCATCTGCCGGGGCTTGATAATGTCACAATCACGCTGGAAGGATTCTTCGATGATACGGCCAGCACCGGATCGGACATAGTGTTATCAGGACTGCGGACATATACTACCGGCCCGACAGCGTTTGTGTTCTCGCCTGTAGGCACTGGCAGCGGCAAGCGAAAGTTTTATGGGAATTGCTGGGTGTCGGACTATGTCGTCGGCCCGAAAGTCGGCGAGCTGGTGCCGTTTAAGGCGACCTTGCTTGTCGATGGTTCATGCTCGATAGGCACAAATTAGTCGATTTGCTGTCGCTGGGAGGGATGCGGCGAAGCTCCTCCGTCAAATCCCTTCCGGCGATAGTTATATAGAGAGGAGCACGAAAAATGGACGAGAAGATCAGGGTTAATCTTGGCAATGATCAGTGGTGGGACATTATGCCGGTCCAGACCCAGGCGATGCGGAAGCAGATCAAGAAGTCCGCGCAAAGGGAAGCTACCGAGCAGATGCGCACAGAGTCACGACCGATGGCAAGGAACACGGAAGTCGCGGAAGCAGATCAAGAAGTCCGCGCAAAGGGAAGCTACCGAGCAGATGCGCACAGAGTCACGACCGATGGCAAGGAACACGGAAGTCCTTGATATGCTGGATTTAAACAGCCTGGTCGTGGATTATACGCTCGTTCAAATGTCTGTCGGCTGGTCCTGGCCGGAACCTATCAACGTCAAAACCATTGAAAACCGTGAAGCCTGGATGATCGACGCGGTGTTGCAACGTATGAATGAAACATATTCACGCACGCCGGAGCAGATCAAGGCGCTAGAAAAAAACTTGCCCGCGCCATCCTAAAGCACAGCACAGTTCCGACCGAACTGGCCGAGGTTTGGACGGAATACTGGCTTATCAGGGATGGCCTTATGTCGATCAGTTACAAAGAGTTCGAGGGAATGGACGGGCG